GTCTGAAGACAAAGAGAAAAAACACGAAGGCAAAGAAGAAGTTAAAGAAACAGAAGCTGAAACTAAAGACAAAGAAGACGTTAAAAAAGAAGAAAAAGAGGAGAAAAAAGAAGAATTATCTCCTGCTCAGAAAAAACTTCCTGACGCTTT